CCACCTGTAGCACCTTGTGTCCCTGCACCAGTTTCTCCTTGAGTTCCTATATCTCCTTTTGAACCACCTGCTCCAGTTTCACCTTGAGCACCTGCTGGTCCTGCATTACCTTGAGGTCCTGTATTACCAATAGTACCTTGTGTACCAGTTGAACCATCATCACCTTTTTGTCCTGAAGCACCTTGTGATCCTGGAGAACCCTGAGGTCCTAAATCTCCTTTTGTACCAGCTGATCCACCTGCACCATTTGCACCTTGTGGTCCGTTTGGTCCTGCAGCTCCTTTATCTCCACTTACACCTTGAGCACCTTTTGTTCCGGATGCTATTGATGCTTTAGAGATTGTGTTAGTAGCATCATCAATTTGTACAACATACCCTGTTGAGGCAATTGCTGGTCCCATATCAAATTTATTGTATGAACCTGATAAGTGTAATGATCCTGTTATTTTAAGTGACCCTGAAAGTGCTGGATCCGTACTATTACCAATTGTAATGTCGTAATTTTGGGCACCTGTGAAAGCGTCAACAGATTGAGAGACTTGTAGAGCCTCTATGGTCAAACCTGTCTGTATGTTAGTTTTATCGAGTGTTAATGCCATGGTATAAGGTTATATTTTATTATAAATATGTAAATTTTATTGTCTGTCTATGTTTACTAAAATAGTTGTGTCAGTTGTTCTTGAAGTGGGCAAAGGTTGCGCTAACTTCCCAACTGCTACCAACTCATTATTATTATTATACATACCAACTGTTGTAATATAGGGTGAAAAGTATGATGAAGTTACAAAATTGTAAACTGCACCATCATTACTAGAACCTGTTATAGTTGTTGGATTTAATGAATAATTAAATTCGTCTTCTGCTAATGTGCACTTATATTGCGTCTCATAAATAGTGAAAGAGGAAGAAAATGATGCAGTAATGTCGGTAGTGAATGCAAAGTTGTCTACATCAGCGTATCCAACAGTTCTACCACCATATTTTCCTGCTCCATATTCAACACTTCCATATGATCCTGTTTCTCCAGTACCTACATTTCTAGGTCCTCCTGTAAAAATTACCATTCCATGTTCGTAAACTACGTTACCAACATTAATGGATTGAGATGGTATTCTTAAAGGGCAATCTCTCATTAATCTACCTTCTCCATCATCAAAATAACTACCACTTGGAGTTACAATTCTTAATGATTTAGGTTGTATAAAATCACCAAATAATGCTTTTGGTATGGACATTACAGCTATGGTAGGATTAAATGATCCTGTCCCATAAATTGCTTCTCCATACTTAGCTGATCCATATTTTGCTCCATCTAATGTTAGAGTGGTATATGAACTAGTTATGAAATATTTTTCTGGTACTAAGTTTGTTTGTTCGAAATTAAAGAATGCATTACTACCTATTGGACCTATTGATGTTCCATCTGGTTGTATTGAGGCTGTATTTACCTGCTGTACATCTCCATTACTACTTGATATAAAATTTGAATAATATAACTGTCTAATAGATGAATAAACGGCAGATTGTGTATATTGAGTATCGGTTGTCCCTGATGTTAATACATCTTGTAAAGGACTACCTAAATATCTAGCAATATCAACATTTGATGCTGTTAAAGCATTGCCTTCGTATTCGAATCCTTTAGTTAATTCTAAAGGCGATATTATTATATCTTGTGAATTGAATTGTTTGTACGCCGCCATCCATTCTTAAAAATCTAATTTAACTCTAACTAATGCTTCTTTTGTAAAGTCCTTATTTAGAGGTTTTGATAATTTTGCTACTGCTAATAATTCGTTACTATCATTATATAAACCTACAGTTGTCATGTATGTTTGTGGGTTGTTTATGAAATAATCATAAATTACCTCTCCTGTTGATCCTGAAATATATGATGGGTTTTCTGAATAGTTAAATTCTGAGTTTCTTGCTCTAACAAATACAAAATCAGATGTAATAGTTTCTTCACTATTTAATCCGAAAAATCCACTTCCTGAAATTGCGTTCCACATTTTAAGTGAATTAACTGGTGAACCAGGAGTATTTGCTGATGTTTCAGTTTGTAAGTTAAGTCCTGATGCTGCGTTAACATCTAAAGCATCCCCATTTAATAATATAGTTCCAATGTCCGGTAAGAATAAACCATATGAACCACTCGCTTGAGAGTATCCATTAACATTAACTGATGTATTTGCTACACCATCTGAACCTGATACTATTTGATATGCTCTTGTTGTACCATAATATGTTGGTAAATTAATACCTGGTGTTTGAGAGTTATCTGTTAAGTGTAATGTTGTTTCACCTGCACCACTTCCGCTTAGTCTTAAATTTAAAGAACCTGGGAATAATGATTGCTTGTATCTTGATCTTTCTATACTAAGTGCATAAATAGAACTACCTGTTACATCTCCAAATACAAAATCTGAATTTTCATCTTCTAAAACTAATGTTCTATATTGTCCGTATATTGTTGATGAAGGGGATATATTTGATACTAATGAATTGAAGGCATAAGCACCTCCACCACTTTTATTACCATAGGCAATCTCAAATTGTGCAGTTGAAAGCGAAGATGTAGGGTTACCATTAAAAATGGTAGTGTAATATACACCTGAATCACTGTTAATCTGATTAGATTGGGTGAAAAAAGTTGTTAACGTTGGTTCATTATTTGACCAACAAGTAGCTGTTTGCGCCTGTGCACTTACTACAAAATCGTCTGCTTCTAATCTTTTAAATGCCATTTATTTATTTTTATGTTGTTGACTTAGTTATTGTAATTGGAATAGTTATTCTAGCTCCACTATCTAAACCATTAACTGTTAATGTACTTAATAATGTTGAATTAGATCCAAATAATGTATTTACTGTTGTTGCTCTTAATGTAAATTGTGTTCCAACTATCGTTGATGATACATTAGTTCCAATAGTTTGTGTTGCTGTTGCATTAGCACTAGCAGCAGATGTTGTATTAATACCTGTTCCTTCAAACGTATTTAATAATCTAATATCAGCAATTGTAGCTGAATAACCTGCTGTTTCAAATACTTGATCATTACCTAAATAATTCAATGTTTGAGGGGTTATTGCAATTGTAGCACCTTGTTGTAATGTAATAGCATCGTATCCTAAATTAAGTATAGGTAATTTAGCTGTACCTCTTGGTAGCGTAGCTAATTTATATTTCATTATTTGTGATTCCTCTGGAAATGCTTCTAATAAAGGCATTCCATCTATAGCTTGACCATAGAATGCAGAACCTGATGGATGATTTGGTTGATAAAGTGTATAATCAATCTCATCATCTGAAAGTGCAAATTGTGTGATTCTGAATGAACCATCATTAGCTGCCAATAATTCTCTACCTTTAGTAGTTAGAATTGCGTCAACTGTTATTACTGAATTATTTAAATATCCCATTGTTGTTTTTTTATATAAATATTGTTATATGTTATAAATATGTTACTCTATTAGTTTCTTATCTCTTAGGTTACGAATTACATTATCTGGCTCAATCTCTATTGCTGCTATTGGGTATTGTGGAAATATTATACCCGTTGGTGTGTTATTTTGCTTTAATAAAGGTTGATACTTAGTAATAAAACTTCCTGATGGTGTTGATACTGCTGATGCAGTAGTTGCTGAACTCATACCTGCGTCTCCACTAGCATCAAAGTAATTTGTTAATGTATTGTCACTAACTACAAATTCTTTTTCTGATGGTAACCCACCATAAGGGAAAATTTGATTAACTACTATTGAATTTGGACTATATCTATATCTTCTTAATATAAAGAAGTTAAGATTTGTTGCTGCTGCTATTGGTCTATTTAATACTAATTTTAATTTATTAGTATTTGTTAGTGAATTATTTTCTTGGGGTGTTATTACTTCTTGTATTGTATATGATTTTGATTCGTTGTTTTCAAACCTAATTTCATCACCTACCATAACAGACCAAGGTATGTTATTTTGTGCAATTACTGTATCTGCTGGTTCTAACCCTCCAGGGAAAACTTCATTTGATGATGCTGTATATGGTAAAAATCCTTGGAAATAACCATTTTCAACCCCATATGTTGTATTACCATTTATAGATTGTAATTCTATAGTATTTAATACAGGTGTTGCTGCTGATTGTGAGAAATCCCAATATGGAAAATTTAATGCATTATTTGTAGATGATTGACCACCTAAATCTCCTTCAATGTTAGTTGCGAAGAATGGACCACCAGTTGTTTGGTTTGGTTTTACCCAATCTGTATACCAACTAAATGTTGGATTCCAATAATTATGGTCTGATTGTAGAGGTTCTGCTTGATAATATAATTCAGATTGCCATCTATATCTTGTACCAGATACTATATTTTCATCATTTGCATTTGTTAAATTTATTTCGAATTTTAGATAATCTGCATTTCTAATATCTTTACCTGCTTGAGTAAATGCATTTTTAATTTGTGTCTGGTGGATGTTAATTTTATATTCTGTTCTATTAAGTCTTAATCCTGCATTAGCTTGGCCAAACACAGTTCTTAAGTCAAATACTTCCGTACCATTACCATAATAGCCTACTAATTTTGGATTAGCTAATTCTTCCATTTTACAGTTTGTCCAGCTAGTAGTTGTTAAAGACGTATTAGTTGTTTTTTGGAGTCTTACAATAATGTAACCAACGTATCCAGTATTGTAATCACTACTATCCCAGAAACCACCATTATCTGTTTTAACTTTCCATATAGCTGATGATTCTTGTTGGTAATTTAAAATTAACTTATAATCATCAGATAAAGAAGGTGGGTTTAAATTTGTTACACTTGGATTAGAGGCAAATGGATCTTCAGTGAAATAATATTCACCAGCATTACCTACATATCCTGGATTAGATACTGATTGTGTTATTAAAGATGATGAAACAAATACATTAGCACTACTACCTGATAAACCATAATCAGTTGGATAATCTATATCTGTTGTTCCTAATGATATTGATGATGTTATTCCACCAAGTAAATTATTTAATGTAATAACTTTATCATTAAAATCAGAGGCATTAAATACATTACCTTGAGCATTTAAACCATAATTACAGAATGGAGCATCATAACTAGATACCCTTGCTGGGTTACCTGCTAATGGAATTGAACTTGTAGTGTCAGGAAAATCTTCACTTCCTGAAATTGCAAATGTTGTTGCTCCGGTTTGTGACCATAATACTGCTACTGGTTCTTTTGCTACTCTATCTATTGTTTGAAAACCATTTAAACTGTCATATTGAGATGATCCTGATATTTGATTAATACCTATTCTTCCTAATCCACCTTCTGTCCAACTTCCTTCTAAATCAAAAGCTGTATACGGTGATAATGTAGGTTGTAAAGCATCTCCTGCTTCATTTATTAAATATTGTACGTTTAATAGTATCTTATTATTAACTACTGGGTATGGATCTATAATTTGGTTTGAATATCCAAAATATGCTGTTAAATAATCAACTACAGGTATTACACCAAACCCCGTTTCATTTCCACTAGTACCACCTAATCCTTCTACTGTATTTACTGCATTAGCTGTCGATCTTGAACCATTATATCTTGGTAAGATTGAAGGTAAAGATGTATAGTTAGATTCTGGGACTGATGATTTACGTGCTGAACCTGATAGTATTTGTTGGAAGTTATTTGGATTATAAGGATCTGATGAATAATCAACTTCTTGTATTAATCCATTTCTTCTATATTGTGTTACATTATTTAGAATTGGTTGACAATCGTATGCATTAGTAAATCCATTTGTTGATTCTGATCCTGAGAATGCATTTTCTATTAGTGTTGGTACTGGTTTTGCACCTCCACCTGCTAGTTGGTTATTAAATTCTAAATTATATTCTTTTACTACAAGTGAATTTTGAATTACATCACCTGTTGATTTTGATACTGCTATTGATATATTTAAACAATCTTGAAAAGATATTGATTCCGAAGGAATTAACAAACTCATTGTATATGCTTCAGGGGCAGTATGAATTGTTGTTGATCTTAATTCCGAAGAAGTTAAAGGTATATCTCCTATATTAGGTATAGTGTTTGGGAAACTACCAGTATAAACTGATATAGATGCTGTTGTCCAAGTTGTACCTGGTGTGGATGTTATTTCACCATAATCTCCTGTTCCATAATCATCTGTTCCAAATACTGCCCCAGGTTCTTCACCTCTCCATACATCTACTAACATCGAAGCTGTTACTTGAATATCGCCTGATGGTAGTTGGTTAAATACATATAAACCATCTTGTGAGGAAGATAATGATGATGAATAAGAAATATAAACATCATTTACTCTACTTGCAAATGTTCCCTGTACTGGGGCTACATTGGTTGTATATGAAGGGTTTATAATATTATTCGAAAATGTATTATAATTAACAGTACCTGTAAATGATGGTGTTCCTACTAATGCATTATAATCGGCATAAAATCCTTTTAATAATTCAAAATATTGAGGGTTACCATTTGAACCGGTATATGTTATTGTTATATTTGTTGCTGCAGATGAATCTAATTCTGCTCTATATGTTACATAATCATTATATTGACATAATAAACCAAATTGTGTAGAACCACTAGCAGGTGTTCCATTACCAGCTTGATCAGTAAAGGCACTTGATGTATAACTATATTCTCCATTCATTAAAGTTTGGGTTGATATAGCTGCGACTTGATTATCAGTAACACCTCTACTTTGATTAATTCTATTAACAAGTTGTGGTGCTTGTATTACCACATTTGTTACTACTCCATTTGTAAATGGTTGGTTTGGGTTTGATAATGTACCATTTGCTACTGTAAATTCCCAATAGGTACCACTACCTATATTGTCTATGGAAGTTACATCATATATAATATTGTTTGCAGAGTTTGAATTCTGTTCTATTCTTATTTTCCCTAATGATTGACCATGTGAAGCAAATGATTGAGAATAAGGACCTAAATTTAAAGCTATAGCATAATCGTTAGCTAAACTTATTTTAGTAGCTGATTGTTGGGTTGAATTATTAATTGATACTTTACCTACACCTGGGTCTGCTACTGCTGTTGAAGCGTTAAATCCTATAGAATTAAATGATTCCGATACATGCTCTTCATATATGCTATAAAATGCTCCTGCTATTGGAAAACTACTTAAAGTATGATATTTAGTAAATATCCAAAAATCGACATCTCTAGTATCATGATATATTGTAAATGAACCACTATCCATTGATTGTGAGACATTAGAACCACCTTCATTACCTACTACAGACAGTTGAGCATAATCATAAGCATCAACAAAAACTGTTCCTGAAGAATTACCTACATTTGTATTAACAGGGTTACCAACTGGTACATAAGGGTCAGATGGTATTCCTGATCCTGTTTCTGTTAAAATATATGATTTATAAGGTCTATGTAAGTATGGGTTGTAATTATAAGTATCTCCATCACCACCAACAGTATTAAACCCTCTAGAAACATAAAGTTCTTGATTATCCGCTATTGGAATAGTTGTTGAGGTAAAATTGATATTACTAGATTGTAAAGTAATAACAATATCATCTGATGTTGTAATTCCTATAGTATTTAATTGAGATGCAGTTATAGTGATTGTTTCTCCAATTTGCCACCCATCAGAAAGAGGAAAACTACCATTACCTGATAGTATAGTAACTTGTGTTACAGCAAAAACACCAGTTGTAACTTCTGTTGATACTACTGTTAATGCTGCATTTGTACCATTTAAACTACCATTTAAACCTGTTATTGGTGTTCCACCTCCAGCATTTGTTACTGTTATAGAACTATAATTTATTCCTGCAGTTGATGGAACTAAATATCTATGTTCAACACCATTATCTACTACATAAGATACCCCAGCACCTAAAGAAGATATTTTTGAAGTATAATTAGCATTTAATATTGGAGTAGAATCTTTAATACTATCGATCAAAGTATTCATACCTGATTTCGTACTCGATCCAGATACAAATATTTGATTTGTTGTTTCTTTGTAATAATATTTTATGCTACTCATTGTCTATAATATAATTATAAATATTTAATTTATCACGTTTTTTTAATTAAAATATGAACTATCTACTGTTGCACCATATCCATTAGATTGATTTGCTGTAAACCAATGTTGTACTAATATTTGTGTAGAACTCCCTGTTCCAAAATTATTAAATGGTGTTAATATTACATATGCTGATCTTACAAACGCACCCACTGATGGGTAAATACCTGGTTGTATTGGTAAACAAGTTAATGTTATTGTATTAGGTGTTGATGTTACTGGTGCTGTTACTGATAACCAGTTACTTGCTGGGTATGCTAAAGTTTCAACAAAATTAATCGATGTTAAATATTGTACATTAGCTCCTCCTAATCCCGTTACATCTACTGTTATACTACCACCTGATTGGTATTGAGGTTCCCAATTATAGAACCCAACTCCATTAACACTTGTGGCTACTTTTCCTGGTGGTTGTGGTACTACTAATGGATTTAATCCAACATTTGCTAATACAGGTGTTGGTGTTGAGGATGTTACAAATCCTAATCCTAAATCAACAGCTGATGCTGTGATTGAACCTGTGTATAATTGTAAATCTGTTGAACCTAAACCACCTACTAAACCAGAATTATCTAATATTTGTGTTGTACTACCTGTAGCATTAATAAACCATGGTAATACACTTTGTGTATAAGGTTCAAAACCATCAAAATCATATTCTCTTGATGATGTTGTAAAATTATTAAACCCAAAAGGATCATGATAAAACCCAGATGATGTTGTTAAAAATATTGTTCCGTCTCCAGCTGTTGCTTTATAATAATTTGCTTGACCCCAACCTCTAATAAATGATTCTGTAGGGAAACTTTGCGCTTCAGGTGGGAAATACCCTTGAGGTATTGATGAAGTTAAACCAGATTCAAGTATTACAAGAGGATCATCTCCCGATTGTGTTGCTTGATATATAAAGTCTCCACTAGCACTAAATGATAAATCATAAGTTTGTGTATCAAAAGATGTAATTGCATCTGATGATGGTTCAGAGAATATATTTAATAAGTTAGATATATCTCCTAAATTATTTGATGGTTGGTTTGTTGCTGAACCTATATAATAAGTTTGGAAGCCATTAATAGCATTATTTAAATAATCTGCTGCATTTGTAAATGTAAATGTTACATAATCTGCTGTATTGATGTATGGTCTAGTTAATTCACCATTAACATCTTTGAAAGACATTTTTATGTATTTTACTTTATTAGTTACCGTTTGTGTTGGTGTTAAAAAATCATTTGCTTCTAATTGAATAATTAAAGCTTGATCTACAACAGCACCTATTATAGGGTCTATTACTGCTAATTCTGATTTTGATATTTCAAATGTATCTCCAATTTCATAATCAGCTCCTATATTAAGCACAGTTGCTGTCATTATTGGTGCTCCTAAATTAATAGATTGTGATAATGCAATTTGAATACCACTACCATTTGTTGAAGTAGTTTGGACATTTGTAGGTGTCCAAGCTGCTGATGATGCGGATGCTGCTGGGTATGTTGTTGCTGATATATTATTTGATGTTAAAATAAAATCAGCCGCTCCTGACCCCCCACTTCCTAAAGAAGTTGACTGAAGAAATGCTTCTGAGAATGATATTGTTTGACCTGGTTGTGCTGTTGCTGGGTTGCCATTCTGCAACTGAAAAGGATAAAAACCAATAACATCTCCATTTGGAGCTGAAACTAATGATCCAGACACACCACCATCCGGGGATGTTGATTGTGAATATGTACCTGTATATCCTTCTAACCCAGTATTTGTTGCAGAAGTATCTGCATGTAAACCAAGTACAAATGCATTAGCAGCATATCCAGTTGCTGTTGGAGCACCTGAACCTGAAATTACTCCTAACTTTATTGGTCCTGTTGTTGAAGTTGTATAAGGTGATTGAGATTGAGATAATTCTTCTCCTAAAATTAATACATCAGCTAAACTTGATGTTAGTGTGTCTGCCCAAAACCATACATTTCCTGGTAAAGGTTGGAATTCAGGACTTAAAAAATTATCTTCTGTAAATGTTGCTTCATTAAACCATTGGATAAAGAATGCATAATCTATAATTGAATCTTGCCCAAAGAATGTTGAACAAATATCTTTTATTCCTACTGGTAAAGATCCTGTACCTGCTTGAAATTCACCATTATAAAATTCACGTTGATCTACTCTTGGTATTGTAAATAACCCTTGACCCGATCCTAATGTTTCAGATGATGTATTTGGGCTACCTATACCTAAGGTTGTTTCTGAATATTCTTCGAATCCTTGAGAAAATCCTGGATATAATTGCCAAGATATTGAACCTGATATTTCACTATTAGTTATACCTGTAGTAGGTAAACCTCCTATAATGAAACATACTTCTAAATCTTCATCATCAATATATGATACTGCAGGGTTGTTTTCTGTTACTGTTAAATAAAATATAATATCACCAGATGATTTAACTACTGCTTCCTGACCATACAATGTTGGTGAAATTTCTGACCCATCACTATAATCGGCATCTCCATATCCCCCACCTTCTATACTTTCCATGAAATTTATTTCATGTGTAATCATACCATCTACTCCCCCATCAAGTTGAACATAGCATGATTGGCTAAAGTACATTGATGCAGAATATAATTGTTGTAAATATAGTTGAGGTATTGCTTGTCCATCTGATTGCGAGATGTTAATACTCATTGTATTTGTAGCTGTACCTACTGCTGATGTAAACCCTAAAGAACCTACTGTTGGAGGTATGTCTAATTCAGAATTTGATGATGTAAAGAAATAATTATCAAAGCATATTTTTTCATCTGATGCACTTATAGGGGCTGTAAGTAAACTATTATATGGTTCAAATACACCACCTGTACCACCATTAAATACTTCTATTGAAGAACCACTACCTTGAACATTTGCATATTGAGGGAAATTTGGTGCTGTTTTAGGTATTAATAAATTATGGGCATCTAAAGTTATTACTATATCATTTGTTGCTGTAATACCAGTTGAAGCTAATGTTGCTTGATCAATTGTTATTTCTTCTGTCCTATAATAATCACTACCAGTATTAATTACTGTAACTGTCTTTATATTGCCATTATCAACATGAAGTTGGAATGTAGCACCCGAACCTGAAACACCATTTACTGATCCTGTTATTGGTAATTCTGAACCTGTAACATAAGAACCCCCTGGAGTAATACCTACAAAATCTACACTATTAAATGATAATAAATCATCACTAATTAATGCTCCAGATTGTGTATATTGAGCTGTATCTAAATAAGTGGGTACTTCTGTATAATAGAATTCATAATCTCTTGGTGCCGATTTTACAGTACCAAAATATTCTGGTACAGAAAATGACATTGAAGGTGGTGCTTGTTTATTTCTTTCTAATAAATTTTGTTTAATTACTACACCTGATGATAAACTTGTTCTTGCAGGTGTAAAATCTTCAATCATTTTAAATAATGAATTGTCAAAGAATTTTATTAACCTAACAAAATCGTTTACATTATAACTATTTATATATTTTGTAAAATAAGCATCTCTTAAAGCATCTAATTCTGGGTAAGAATAAGAAGACTCTGATATTTGTCTTGGGTCTCCTATATAATCACCTAAATTAAAATCACCTATTTGTGCTATAATATCGTCGTTAATTTGGTCTTGTGGTGAAAATGCTACTTCTAAATAATTAATATTAGGAGCACTACCACTAGGGTATGCTGTTTGTTGTATTGATCTATATGGTGATAAAGTTGAACCTGATGGTATTGTAGTATTTACAATATGAACTTTATCTGTAATTCTATTTTTAATACCTCCTGGTGTCTGGTTTAAATAGATACTTTCTGTATTTTGTATAAATGATCCAGTTAAATAAAAATCACTAGTATTAGCAAATGATTCAGTTATAACCCAAGATCCTGTTATTTTAGGGTGAATAGATGTTCTACTACCTGTATTTAATTCTGTACCTAAATCTGCTCTAAACATTAATTCATCTGGAGTAGTATTAACACCTGTACCTTGTGTAGAGTAAGGGTTAACTACATAATCAAAGAAGAAACTTTCACTTAATGGTGTATCCCAATATCTTACTTCTTGTAAAGCACCTGATAATGGAGCATGATTTAGCCCACTTAATATTAAGTTACTTCCACTTGGAATAAATGCTTGTGTAGCAGCTTTCCAATATTGTCCTTGTGCCACAGCTATATAATCAGAACCACTAAATCCTATTTCTTCACCTATTCTATTTGCTACACAAAGTGAAGCTGTCATAGTATCATCATAGTCATAAGTTGCTTGAACTGACCACCACCCCTGATCAAAGAAAGGTAAATTAACACTTGCAGATCTTCCTGCTGTGTATCCTACTTGACCTTCAGGATAAAATGCTAATGTACCAAAAGCATTACTTTGAGAAGGTACGGCACCATCCCAACTTCCGGTTTGAGTACCATCACCATTATATTCTAGTGTAATAAATGCTTTATTATTATCTAATACAAATAAATTTTGGTAAAAAGATGATGTTGGAATTCCTGTTGTTTGGAATCTAAATTGTACTGTTTGTGGGGTTGTATCTACATTAGGCCAATCTGAATTCCCTACCCAAGATGAAGTTATAAACGTTGGGTTAGATATACCTTCTAATTTTAAAGCATAATTAAATTGGTTTTGTTTATAATCCCAATCTTTATGAGTGTCTCTATCTTTACTTCCAAATTCATTTATTCTTAAAATAGTATCTGGAATACCATATGAAGTTATTAATGCTCTTAACCCCCCTATTGTTCCTTTACGCTTAAGTAAATTAGGTAAATTGTGGTAAATTCGTTTATATAAACGCTTGTTTACGTTGTCTAATGGGACTATGTCATCCGAAGCTGATATTTCAGTATCTACATATTCATACCCAGAAGGCGTGTCAACTTTACCACCAATTGACCCCGTCATATATGGGAAAGGGAATGTACTTCCAGAAGGAGTAATACCTAAAAATGCTGTATATAAGTCGTCAGTATTAAAGTTATTACTATATAATTTTATACCAAAATCTTTAATTGCATCGGCTACTAAATCCTTAGAAATACCATAATCTAACCTATTATCGGCATCAAATCTGGTAGTAATATTTTTTGTATATAGCCAAGTATTATCATATTGTTGAGCTACCATATCAACAAATAACTCATATTTAGCATTATTTGGGTCAGTAGTTAAATACTCGGGTATTGTGTTTTTTAAATAATTAGCATTTTCTTCATCATAATTAGAAGCTGATAGTGCATTACCTCCATAATATAGATTGTCTGGGTCTGAACTACCTAACCAAGTTTCTACTATTGAACTGCCAGTACTATATAAATTAAATGGTGGTTCTGTATTTGATTTAGGGTATGAATATTCTGATCCACTATTGTAGTATAAGAAATATTCGTATCCATCAAAGTTTTTTTCTATTTCAGCAATTTTACTTGTAAATTCAGCATTACTTTCACTATATGCTATAGAACCAGTTCCTCCATCTGTAATTTGGGATAGAATATTATTTAAAGTATTGTTATATTGTTCTATTAATCCTACTTTATATATAAAATTTTCTAATCTTGTATAAGCTGAGGAGAAATATATAAATTCATTATAGTCTGTATAATCAACACTTATAGATACTTCTTTTCTGTTTAATAAGTTTTTTACTTGACTAGCAGAACTAGTTAAATCTGTACCTATCAGTTGATTATAATCATAGATTTGACTTGCTACTCCTGCTTCTTGTGCAAGATTTAAAGCATAATTAGGACCTAATATAAATTGAAAGTCGTCAGGTATAAATTCCTCAAAGGGAAAGGATACATTATATGCTTGGGGAGTTGAGATTTCCTCTACTAACCACAATGTTGATTTTAATCCAAATTGTACTGGTAGGGGTTCGTATAGTTTTATTAATATAGAAGGTTCAACTTCTGATTCAGTATCTAATTTTATATTATTAGCAATACATTGTTGATCATTACCAAAATTAAGTAGGAAATCTACAAAATATTCAGAATTCTCTCTTGATTCTATAAAGCTATTACTTGAACTTATAATTCTAATATCTGAAATAGTATTACTCTTTAATCTAACCTCTGTTCTATCCGAGCTAATTTCACTAATATAGTAATTGACTGTTATGTTTGAGTCTAGTAAATATCTATAAAAATTGTATGTTGAATAAAATGAACCATAATCATACCCTATATTTTCTAAATCTTGATCAGGATATAATATTGTGTCTCCATTTATAACACTATATGAATCTACAGAAACTGCTTTTACATTTGGGAGTGAAGGATATATTAATGTTTTATTTTCATCATAAGCATAATACTCTATATAATCTGTAGAAGAAGTAAATGCCGTATCTAATCTCGATGATGAAATTAGAATATTATCTTGCTCCGCATATTGTTGGAACTCAAATGTTACTGGATTTACTTGCTGTATTGTTATGTTGTTATCCATATTAATATGTTCCTGATGTTGTTCCACTTCCACCTGCTGCTGAGGTAGAATTTGAATTTGAAGGTGAATTAGCTACTACACCTGAATTGGTAGTTCCATCATCAAATTCTTCAATAGAATTTAAGTTTAAATCTTTTTGTAATTGTTGTATTGTTTCATCACTAGTATTATCTAAAGCTTGAGGGTCAAAGTTTATAGTTTGGCCTGATAGTGCTTCTGCTTTGTCAATCTGTGCTTGTAATAAATCTTTTCTTAATTGTGATATTTCACCTTGAAGACTGTTAATTAATTGACTATCTTGATCATAGTTAATGTATTGAGCACTTGATTTAATTAAATATTCGTGAGAGTTAGTTTCACCAAAGGCTGGTATTTCATAAAATAAATCGTTGTATTGGTCGAAAAAATCATTAACTGTAAAAGTGTCTTCGATTTCTTCTGATAGAGATATTACACCTAACTGATTAAATTTAGTGTCAATAATCTTAGGATATTCTGTTTTTGAATATACTTTTTTAATAAGGTCAATTCTTTCCTCTGCCATTTTATAGCCTTTTAACCATTAATTACTTTAAAGTAATAGTTTTCATCCATTACTATAGTATTCCCTTGTATTTCTGTTTGTACCAAAATTTGGTAATATCGTTCTGGTTCTAAACCATTCATGTATACTTTAAAAAAGCTACCTGTTGGGTCACAACTAATTTGAGTAAATTCTTTATCAAATTCTACTACAAACTCATTAGTATCTAAATCTTTTATAGCATAATAAGATGAAGATGGTAATGCATAATTCAATGTATCAATAGATGATGTTTCGAAGGTACGAACTGGGAATTCAGGACGCACGTTTAATCTAAAATTATTTATACTTTCACTATAAAATACACCTTGATTATTGTCTAATGACATAAATACGTCTGGGGTACTAATTACATTTAGTTGTTCAATATCAAATGTTGATAATGTTATTACTGCATCTGATGTTGCACCTGAAACTGCATCTAAATTGTTTAATGTTGCTGCATTCCAAGTTAATATATCTCCTGCTTTATATCCTGATCCTAAATCTTTAACAAACACATCTACCATAGAAGCGCTTTTAAAGGTAGCTCCATAAGTCGCACCTATTCCAACTCCTGTATTATTGTCTGGTGTAGGTAATGATTGTGTATAAGAACAAGATATTGAACTTGTTATTTCATTTGTAGGGTAAGAACCAGTTAATGTTCTTCCTTCTTCAAATTCACCACTACTGGTTGAATATGTAAAATCTCTCCATTTAATTTCTAATTGTGGAGGATAAATTGTATTTGTATCTACTGAGTAAAAACTCATTTGAGGTGTTACTGCACTTGATGTTGTAAATTCTATATCATCATCCCATTTAAGAATAAATCCTTGATTTTGAATGTCTGTTAAACCACTATTATTACCAGTTGAGCCTGAATGCCATACTTTTAAAGCATTAGTCACATTCATATTTAAATCTTTATCACTTCTTAGTGTAAATGTTTGTGATGAAGTTATGTCTGAAATTCCTGTATATTCTCCACCTATTACGTTTGAACCTGTAAACCAAACTGCTCCACCTATATTATCACTACCACTCCAAGAAGCAGTAACTAATGTTCCAAATGCACTTGTAGGCCATTCTGTTGACCCTGAATAAGCTGAGTATTTCCAACTTACACCTGTTCCATTTATAATATTATCTAAATATTGCCCTGTACCATTATTCCATGATCCTGATATAGGGTAAGCGTATAATGTTGAGTCCAATGTTACATTAGTTGCTTTAGCAACGTAACATCTTAAACTACCTGACCAATTATTCCAATTAGATTGTGTTACATTTGATATTGATGTAAGTACATTATCAATTTCCGCTTGGTTAAATTTAATTAATGATCTAGCTACTCTAGCTACAGGGTTTGATTCTGTTACTTCGTTGTTTATATCTAAGATAGCATCAAGCCCAGTATTCATATATCTATATGCACTGTATATTGAAGCGTCTTTTTCAGGAAATAATTTATATACTGCCATAATTAAAATAATGTTACTACCCTACCTTTAATATCGGTATTTGGATATTTAAGTTCAAAAATACTAGGATCTAATGAAGGGAATATTGTACCATTTTGGTTGGCAGCATTCATATCATATGCCCACTGTGAATATCCAGCTGAAACACCTGCCTTATTTGTTAGGGTAATATGTTTAACTGTTTGTACACCATTAATTGCATCTAATAATACAGTTAAATCTGGTGTTATAATTGGTTGATTTATTTGCCAGTTATTTATATTGAAATAGTTTTGTAATGCTACAATACACCTTGATAATACTTCATTATTATTAAAATTAGGATATGTAATTATTTCAAAATCGATAGCAAAATTAATTATGAATGCATCTTTAATACTAATTGTATCTCCAATCATTCTATATTCGTTTATATAAGATTTTAAATTATTTTTCAGCGTCAATGATGCTGTTGTTAATTTACTATTTAAATCATTGGTTAAAACATATATATCTAATGTTGTATTAGCATCATCAGCATTTGGTTTTTGTGTAAGCGCTTTAGATATTACTCCATATTTAGGATCCATACTTAACGCTCTTACTAAGTAGTCATTTGCTGTTACATTTCTTAATTGTGTTGAGAAGTTTGATATACTATTTTGTCTAATTTCTTCTATTGTATCACCATCTTGTCCTCCACTTGCTGCTATTACATTATTTGCAGCTAGAGAATTAAATACATATTGTGCTGTTGTTGGGTTTAAATCAGCATTTATAAATTGTATTGTTGATGTATTTAAGCTATTTAATGTGTTAGAAGGTACATTTGAACTAACACCACCACCTGTGTAATATCTAATCGTTAAAGTAGTATTTGAAGGTGCTACACCATAAGTATTTGTAAATACAAAATTAGTTGGTGAATATGCTGTTGTCATTTTATTTTGTAAAAAGGGCAAACCTAAACCTACATTAAATGGGTTTGGTACTATATCTTCTGTTGTTGAATTTGAACTACCAGCACCAAATTGTAATTGTAATAAATTTGAGCTTAAAAATCTAGTAGAAAATCTATTTTGTACTTGTTTTGTTTGAAGTAAATATGGCGCATCCGTATCAAGATATGTATTTGGGTCATTTGAGTTGGTATTTTTAATACCATCAAATACTTGTTCTTGTCCTAAGTAATCTACTTGATACCATTCGTTACCATCTGAATCAACCACATCTAATATTCCTGCTATATTAGCATCTGAAATTGTAGTGGTAGCAAATTCTTCTGGAGCACCAAAGGATATAGTTTGTGTATTAATAGTACCTGAGAATGCTTTTCGTCTTTTATTTAATAGATAATAAACTGGTAAATTATTAGATACTTGTGCTACTGTTATTGTAGTTGGATCTATTGAACTTGATACTGTAAAATCTATCGGTTCGTCTATTGTAAATGCTTGATTTCCTCCTTTATTAGTGATTACAGTATTTGCATTTACATATAAAGCATAACTAAAATCTGGGACTGTTTCTCCATTAACTAATTTAGATGGGATTTGTTGGTAAAAATCCATTGTTGTAGTGGCTAAACCTGTTACTTTAGGTGTATAACCGTACATATAAGCTAAATCAAATATATTACTTGTTTGTCTAGCGTATTGTAAAAAGTTTTCTTGTACCTGATTATCTAAATAAAATGATAAAACATCCCCCACGTAGGCGGCTTGTTCTATAAACATCATACCAGGAGATGTTTCTGTGAAGTCAGTATAGGTGGTAGGGAAATATGTTTGAGTATAATTAATCAGTTGATTTCTATACTCAGTAAAGTCCTTATTAATATATTGTATGTCTCTTTTAATTGCCATTAGTTAAAAGTTAAAGTTAGTTCATCATTAATACCAGTATTTGTTACTGAGTAATACATTTGAACTGATATTTCATTTGAATCTGGGTCTTCTACTAAAGACAACTCTTGAAGATCTACATTTGGGAAATTTTGTGACATCTTATCTCCAATATCTTCTTTTAAATATTCTAATGTGTTATTTGATATTTGTTCAAATATAAATTCTCTTAAACCTCCTCCAAATGATGGATTACCACATCTTTCACCTGGGTTGGTTAGAAAATAATTTATTAAATTGTTTTTTATTGATTCTGCTGTTGTATAATTAGACGTAAAAACTTCTCCGGCGTTAAAAGGGATGTCCACACCAATACCAACTCGTGGTCTAGTATCATTGGGAAATCTATTTATTGCTCCAAATGCCATAATTATCCTTTACTATTCATTAATCCCATAATTTGATCCATACTAACATTTCCATTTGGTAGACTACCATTTGGTGATGTTGTATCTCCTCCTGTTACTTGTAATGGAACATCTGCTGATGTTGCATTTAAGGTACCATTAGCTCCTGGTCTCATTCCGTCTAAAACATTCATCATGTTTTCTCTTAATGCCATTTTATCTTCTTTTGCTAAAGGTTTATGTTGTGTTTCTAAAACTGGAGCTGCTGTACTTCTTGGTGTTTTAATAGCTTCTAGTAGAATATCCTTCATTTCTTCTTGGATAGCTTCTTTAACTGCAGTTTTTACTATGCTCTTTAATTGATTTAATTTCATGTCAAAAAATTTAATTTATTATAAATATTGGTTTAGTTTGCTTTTAAGTCATTTTGTTTAATATAGAATGCTAGTTCATCAATCAATATTTGATCTTCGGCAGCAAACGATTTTTCTCCTTTTAAAATTGTAACTCCTCTTGAATCTTTTGCAATGGCATAACGTTGATATAGATCTCCTTCTCCATAATTTTGAGCGTTCTCTGTATCAGCAACTACTGTTAATTCAAACCCATTTACAAATTTATCTGGTGTTTCACCTTGTATATCTTGCTGTGCTTGTAATATTAATAATTCAGCATTAATTTCTTCCATATCAATATTACCATCAGAACAATCTCCTATTAATAGATCAATTGTTTTTAAATACTTTAATATTATAAATAAACATATAACTAATATTATTAATGATATAAGTGTTGATTTTTTTAGGTTTTTAAATTCTTCAGAAAAATTAATAAGTAATTCTTTTATTTCCTGTAATTTACCAACTAAAGAATATGATGCAAATTGTAAAGGTATAGGTAACTTATCTAATGCCTTTTCTATTATTTTAAAATTTTTGGTTAATATTAAAAATGCTACGGCTAACGCTGAATTTGCTATGATAACACCATATATATTATTTAATTGTCTTACTATTGAGTTTCTTTTTTTAATACACTGTTTTAATATTGTATTATCAGGGCACCTAGCTTGGTTCTTTTGTGCTAGTTTAGCTATTCCAAAATTAACTAATAAACCTATAGCTAAAGGTAATAGTTTTTGTTGTGCAATTGTAGCAAAACCTAATATTGTTTTTTTAACCTCTATAATAGTTCTTTCAACTGGTTCTAATAGTATATCAAGTTGTTTATCTATTATTCTATTAATCTCATCAACTATTTTTTGTTTTTGTTCCTTGGATAATTCTTTTATATTAATTAATGCTAGTGGTGGTAGTTGTTGTTTAATAACATGATCACCTTTAATCATTTGCTGTGCAAACGGTGTATATTTTTGATTTGCTTTTTCACCTAAATTATATAATACAACAGGTTTAAGAGGGACTTTAGGGTAATCTGGATCTCCAAATACTGGTATCCCAAATTTAATTTCATATTCTCCGTTCTTGTCAGTTTTAATTTCTAATGCTTTTTCCTTTTCTTCATCACTCATTGTTTTTAGAGCGGGATCCTGTACATATGATATTCTTTCTGTGGTTTTAAAATTGGTAAACCTAAAATCTTTAGATTGAAATGATTTTCCCCCATTTAATTCTTCAAATTTATCTACAGCATCTTGATCATATAATACAGGGTTAAAACCACCATCTTCATAAACACCCGATATTTTTCCATCTTTATCAGTATTTAAGGTATAGGTAAAAAATTTACCTCCTTCTTCACCCCCTTGAATTACTTTAGAATTACTACCATCAGGATTAGTAACATTACTTATTGAATTAAAATTTTCTTCAAAATTGTTGTTATCCTGAGAGTATTCTACTGTTGATGATATTCCTTCTTTAATTATTTGATTTTTTTCTTGTCTACCATCAAATTTATCTCTACGTTCTAATAATCGATTATATCTTTTTTCTGATAATGGTTCTACTATACCTTCTTTATTAGTTGCAAAATACTGTTTATTATAAACAATATCTCCATTTTCATCTCTTTCAGGCACTATAGGGTATAATACCAATTGAGGACTTACTAATATGCCTTGTAAATTATCTTTAGTTTGAGCATCATATAATCTACCTTTTACAGTAAACACTTCTATTCTTATAGAACGCAAAATCTTTTTTATTTTAATAGCATCTCTTTTTGCTACATCTACATCCCGTCCCGTAACATCTGTTTTTACCCCCAACTGTTTTTTAATAAGGTCCAAACCTTTAGGGGACTGTAAAAATGCTTTAGCTGCATCTAATATTTCGTCTATTGATGGTATCTTCATATTATACAGATTTTACCTTTTTAGACAAAAACTTTGGTAAGTTATTGCTTATACTTTGAATTTGAGCTTTTACCAAAATTGCTTTTGCTGCTGTTCCTTGTATTGATGATTCTGATGATAATGAGCTACATAAAGTTTCTAAATTTTTTAATAAACTAGAAAATGAAGCCATAAAAGTATCACCTAATACTATAGCTTGATCAGCATTTGTACCACCTAAATTAACATAACCTTTTTCACTACTTAGGTTAACGTTTCTTTCTCTTGATCTAAACCCTACATCTTCATTAGATTCTAAAATAATTGATTTTTGGGCAGACATTATAATGTTATCTGTTTTAGAATTAAAAACTAATCTATCAGAATTCAACATTACTTGTGATCCACTATATTGTCTAGGGTCTATTGGTGTGTTTGATATAATATTATTTAAAGGCACAGTTGCCGATTCTCCAACTGCTAAACCTAATGTTGCTATTTCTAATGGTATGCGTTGGGTTGAAGTTAAGTATATTGATGTTGGGTCATCATTAATACTTTCAACTGTAGGGACCCAAGATTCATTACTACCTGTTACAGTAGCTTGACCATTTTTTATTATTGTAATAGGACTTCCTTGTGTTCCTATTGAAGACCAATTATTAACAATATCTCCATCAACCGTTGTAGTACTACCCAAACGAATTGTATTACCAAATCTACCTTCAATTATATTATCTCCAGCAAATGGTAAAATTGGTTTGATATTTCCATTTTCAATAAAATTCCCACCACTTTGACCATTAAGATCAAGTTCAAATTCTTCGTTACTTTCTTTGTTTGTAGCACCCGCTTGAATACTATCATAAGATTTAGTTTGAGATGGTGAGTTAAGATTTGTTAAATAAGATGGATAACCATTCTGTTCAGGATGATTCCAAATACCTATGGGGTTTAAATAATAATATTCATAACTACCTGCAGCTCCTGGGTCTTCTGTGGAAGGTAATTTAAATAAAAGTACTAATTCATTTACTAATGGAAAATTCTTAAACTGTGGGTATAAAGGTTTAGCAGTATTTGATTTATTCTCACCTATAACAGCCGCCGGTTGATCTAAAATTTCATATTTTATAGTGCCAATAGCACCCCACCCACCTTGTTTGAATAGTTGTGAGTTAGTATTTAAAGAGATGTCAATAACCCTAGCTACTATTAGATTATCTTTTAAACCTTCTATAGTGCTATCTGAATTATTAGAACCACCAGTAAGGGTTCTATTTAAATAAGCTAAACCTGTTACAGACATTATTTTTCTTTACTTTCTGTATAGTTGGTATTCAATTTATCTAATTCTGCCATTAATTCTTCTTTTTCAGCATCGGTAATACCCAATGAATCCTCGCTACTACTATTATTGATCGCACGCTGTACTATAGTAGCCATTTTAATTAATTGTTCATCGTTACGTATGCCAATTTCCATATATTCTTTAATAAGGGGTACAATTAAAGTTGCATCACCTATATCGTTTATTAATGGTTTTAGTTCTGAAATTAGACCCGAAATTTGAGTTTCTTTTTTCTTTTGGTTGTCGTATATTTCACTTAGAATATCCGAAAACTTTTTTTTCTTAAATACAATGTTGTCTAGTGATCCCATAGTGTTTTATTATAAATATGGATATAGGATGAATTTAAAACTTACACCAGCCGTTTTCTAAATAAAAGATGTATTGACTTTTAAAAATATCGTGAAGCTTATCAGCTATTTTAGTTATTTTTGGTGTTTTAACATCTATTATTTCTCTAATGTATATGTAAAGCGCTTTTTTATTAAAAACTTCTATCGTTTCTCTTTTTCTAAACAATTCTAAAATTGCATCCGCTATCTGAGCATCATTTTTTTTAGGGAAAAGATCATATATGTTTTCTGTTGTATAATCAACAAATAATTCAATATATTTGCTCAAGTCATCTTTAGCAGCTTTATCACCCATATTATAGGTGTGAGTAGATTTATCACCCATTAAAACATCAACTTCAACCTTTTTAATTTTCTTATTATAGTTTTTAGTGTTATATAATATTAACCATCTTTTAACTATAGTTCCAAAATACGAATATGCTTTGGCCCCTCTAGTTGGGTCAAATAGGTGGATTTTAGACAACAAAAAAGTAATTATTTCATGTTGTAAATGTTCTAAATTCTCAACCTCTGTATGGTAGAATTTAAACGTGTGAATAATATTTTGTGTTAACTTAAAAAACGCGTAATGAATTTCGCGCTCGTATAATTTGGATCTGACATCTGAGTCTAACGTATTGTTATAAAGTACAATAGCGTCCTCCGTCTGTTGAGTAAAATAATTTTTACTCTTTTTTCTTCTTTTTCTTACCATTATTGGATTTTAAACTTTGATATACCATCTTGTATTACCTTTATTTGTTCAAAAAACCAACCTATTTCATCATCACTCTTAAACATGCCTTTTTCGTCTACTTGTTTTAGACGATCTTCTGACATTTTAATTTGTATATTAAATTCTGTTATATAGTCATTATATTGGTTAATAATATCTTCTTGTTTCTCTGTCTTACGTAGTAAATTCCACGTAGTATAGAGTAAAACTAAAATTATAAAAATTAATGCTCCTATTATGTAAATCTCCATTATAAACTATCTAACATATTCTTTAAACCTGGGCTTGAAACTGAGTTTAATGCCCTAGATTTTGAACTTGATTTTTTATTCGACGACAATGTATAATTCTTCTTCGGCGTTGCCACGCTATCCTGAGAAAACTTTGGGAGCCATTCAATTTCAAATTCAATTCTCGCAGCCATCATGTCAGCTTGGTGAAGAATGAATGGAAGTGATGTGCGAGGTTTAGTTTCGGGCATAAAAGATTTAAGATACTTCTCATTAGCCGAATCATATAAACCATCATGTGTTTGGATGGCTAACATTTCATTGAATGTATATTTAATATCATGAGATTGTAGTAAAAATAACCCTCTATCAGGCACAGCAGCAAATGCTATTTTTTTATTATGCATGTATTCTTCACCTAATTTATCCCTTCTCCATTGATCAGTCTGAGGGATGTAAGATTCATTTTGTTCATCACCCATTTTACCTAAATCATGATTAATAGCAGCAAATACTAACTCTTCTTGTGTAAACGTAGTCATATCACATCCAAAACCTTCCCATACAGCAGACATTGATAATGCTGCTTTAACTACTCGGTTAACATGATCAACATATCCACCTGGGAATGCTGAATGGTATTCTTTTTTATGTGATGCCGGCATTAAGATAATACGATCTTCGTATTTTTGGTAGAAATCAAGTAATTTCTGTTTACGATCTCCTGTAATATAATTTTCAATATTAGTATTGAATTCAATCCAATTTGCCTGAATTTGTTCTGCGGTTAATGTCATAACTTTTATTATTTATTTATATTTGTAACGTTTTGCCCCTTTATCCCCTGGTGCCTTTGTTTTTATTCCCATTTTTTCCTAAACCCTGTACGTCCAAGATAATGGAAGGATTTTACAATGGCACGGAATTTTCGACTTTTCTTTTTAATGTTTGTATTTCCAATAGGAAAGCACACTTTTCATATTCTTCCTCACGCTCAAAATAATTAATTGCTTGCTTAAGTGAGTCAATAAGTTCTTTTGTTTTAAAATCCACTAAGGCCTCTAAATGATCAATATCCTCTAAATTAATTTTACTGATATAATGGTATGCTCTATTATATACAGTATATTCTGATGCCTCTTTAGTATCAGTAACACTGTAATTTGGAGATTCTGCCTTAAGAAATTTTTCTAATTTTTGATGAAATACTTGATGATTGATAATTAATTTAGTAAACATACCTAGCTTAGTATAAGGCTCTTCTAATATTTTTTTACTAACATTTGAAATAGGATTTGAAATTCCATTTTCCTCATTACCAAATAAACCAAATATTCTATTTTTATCTATCATCTTTTTCCTCCGTGGTATGCTACTGCATGTCCCTCAGTTATTAATAAATCATTTAAATTTTGATCACCAAAAAATATATTTCCAAGACATCTACCATATTTACCTACACCTTGTGACTCCAATATAAAAACATTATTATGCTTTTCAAACATATCCACCACAAAACTTTTAGCAGCTAACCCTCTAGCTTTTTCTTCTAAATCTCTTGTTCTTGATTCTGGAGTATTAATTCCAACTAATCTAATTCTAATAAACTTCCAGGTATCAAAACCTAAATCTACGGTAGCATCAACTGTATCACCATCAACTACTCTATCTAACTTTGCGTTGTAAATATACATAATCGTTTTGGTTATACATATGGACTATTCGTATTCCTGATCCCTAAGTTTTTGAATATACTGAGCTTTTTGTTTTTGTTTACGTTTAGTTATTGAGGGTTTGGTGAATTCTTTTCTATCTCTAACTTGTTTTAATACACCTGTATCTCTAAACTTACGTTTTAAACGTTTTAAAGCACTTTCAATTTTTTCTCCTTTTTTTAATTTAATTTTAAGCATTTAATTTTTTTAAGTCCAACTCTATTTTCTCTTTTAACGATTCTAATTTACGGTATTCCTCAACAACATTTTCTTGTTTCGGGTTTGCTGGGTGGAACCTATAATAATCCTCCATTATTGTAGCCACGGCCATTAAATCATTAATTAATTCTGCTTTTTGTTGTTCTAATTCTTCTTGTTTTGACATATTATTTAAATTTATTACCTATTAATTCTATTGTTTTCTTTATTTCATTTAAATCGAGTTGAAAAAACTCTCTTTGGTTATTAACGCGATACTTTTTTAACGCATGGTGTACTTCACCCTCTAATATTTCGCCGTTAAAACAACGGAAAGCCCATGCTACTGTGTATGGAAGTGGTACACCCGTTGCACTAGATACTTGTTTAGCTCTTTCATCTGGTGTTAATTTAGTATATCCTACTTTATATAAACCTGGTGTAGTTTCATTTTCTAAAACATAAACCCATTGATCACCTTCACCC